TGCCACCGTTGTCGGTGACCAATGCTCCACCGGAGCGAAACATATCTAAGGTTGGGTATGCGTCAAAGAAGTTATCGGTTAACTCTTTGCGTTTGGCCCGCATCGTAAGCGTCCAAGCCGCATCCCAGCTTTCTGAAGTTGTTGTTGCTGCCATTTTCTATTGTCCTTATTCAAAACCCAATTTGGAAAGACCCGACAATACATCGGAGTCGCTAAGTGGGCCGCTTCCTTCCGTTGCATCAACACCTTGCGTACCACGGACAGACCTTTTTGAGGACTTTCGTGCGGAATTGTTAGCTCCACGCAGATCAGACGCTTTTTGAGCGGTAATGCCTGCATGTAACTCATACGCCTCACGAACTGTATACGCGCTTCCTGTAACAGGGTTAGTAATCTTTGTAGTAGCAACAATCTGATCGGTATAAGCGTCCAGATCACCGCCATAAGCCTGCCTTGCTTCACCTACTTGGTTGGCTATATACGCAGTTTGCTGACCTTGCACATAATTATTGGCCGTAGACAGTTGTTGTTGTAACTGTTGAACTTGACTGTTCAAGTTATTAACAACATTTCCTACCCTATGCTGAATAATCTGCTCAACGGCATCTACGCCCCGAGCTTCATCTTCAGATAAGTTTGCCCTCATTGCATCTACAGGATCTACTTGTTGCTGTTGGGGTGTAACAAGGTTTTGCACCCTATTAGCCCATTCGCCTTGTTGCGTTTCAATCTGCCTGCGCTGTTCTGCAAGATCCTGTTGAGTCCTGGTAAACTGTGCCTGCATGTTTTTTGCAAGCGGAACTAACGGCTGATACTGCTCCGGCACATCGTCTGCTGAACCACGCAACCAATCGTGCCTTTGTGGGTCAAAATCTGACTGTGCATCAGAGTGTCCAGAGTCTTCTGACTGTGCCGAATCAAGGCTGTCATCTGTAAACAGTTCAAGAGAAGATTCTGTTGACTGATCCTGAGATGATCCTACATCGGGTGACGAGTCTTCCGCACCGGAGTCCAAAGCGAGTGCTGATTCAGACATTTACTAATCTCCTTCGTTATATCTCTTCTCTGCCAGAGCCACTGCCTCTTCGGGTGTGTTACCAAACGAAGGAGTAGGGGTGTCTGACGAAGCAGAGTTTGCTACATCAGAGGTTATGTGACATCGAGAACCGCCAACTGCATCGGCACTCTCTCTCACGTTATACTTTTTTAACAGTTCTTGTTTATGACTGTATGACTCTACAACCTGACCAAAGCCTGCATGAAACTTGCCATACATATTGCTGTGCGAATTATGGATAAAGTTGCTCTTTATAAACAACATGTTAGCATCTTTTTCACACTGGTCGCATTTGATCTTACGTTTAATATTATTAGAATCGTTTTGTATGTCAAGCTGACGATGTCCGTCTTCGCATTCATAATCGTGAAATACTAACATTATCCTTGTCCTGGTGCGTTTTGTATGGCCTGAGAAACTTCCTGAGCTTGGCTACGTACAAGTGACATAATATTACCCTCCGCTACTCCGGCATTACTACCACCACCGCCACCGGCTTGAGGTGCTTGACCTTGAGCCATTTGGTTCAACATCTGTTGATGTTGCTGAATATGATTTTGCACTACACCCATAACTTGCTGTTGTTGCTGTGGAAGTAATTGTTGAAACTGTGGAAGTTGTTGTATTTGCTGATGATACTGTATGTGAAGTTTATGATCTTCAAAAGGTGTAACCCCAGGATCACCACCATTAATGAGGTAGGCTACATTTTCTAACTGAGCCGCTTTTACTGCGTCACCATCTTCAGCGTTACCCAGATATTTGTCAGGGTCTTGCACACGGAACGAAGCCAATAAACCTTTAATTGCTTCAATGCGATTTATTTCTGGTAAGTTAATCGTCATATTAAAAAGCTGTAGTGCATCCTGACGTTCAAGCTGTTCCGTCAATGGCTGCATACTACCAGCCTGTATTTCTATTTTGTATCGTATCCGCAAAAGGTCTGCCGTAACTGCTTCAAAAACAGGATCTTCCGTGTCTTGAGCTACGTTAACCAAAAATTCATCAGGCAAATATCTTTCATCAGCCATCATACGTAATGAGTTACGAACAATAGACCGATACGCATCCGCTACACGCAACTGCATCCACTCGCGGTTTACTTGTGCAAAACTTGCAGATAAGCTTGCCTGCGTTGCCGTAACTCTTGGGCCACCCATTGCCATCTGCGATACGTTTAGACTTTGTTCCTCATAACTTTGTGCATCTGCTTCCAGACCTAACTGATCTGGTGGAGGGTTACCAAAGTTCATTTCACGCATACTGGTATTGGGATCTTCTACCCATATGATCTCACCGTCACGACCGTTTTCTAACGTATCACCAATGTCTTGATTTGCTTCACGTTCTCTTCGAGAAGCTAAAACTACACGTTGAAAACGCTTTAACAGATCGGCTCTGCGTGATACAGACTCTACTATAAGTGACTGTGTATCCTCAACATACGCCATTGGCGGTTCGCCATAAAACGAGCGTTCGGTTTGGTCAAACCGCAGTGCGTGGTATGGAAAACCACCATCCATCAGGTATCCACCGGCAGGCTCAAACTCGCCTGTCATCATTTCTTCGCCAGTAAAAGGATCAGTTTCTGTAATTGGTTTCATTGCTAAAAACGGATGATCTACTTCTTCAATAGGTTCATCCAATCCTTCGGCAAACGTAATACGCTTTTTATGCAGACGGTCGTGTATCTCATACAAACAAACCATTGCACCTTGCTTAGAATGCTGCACCGCATTGTATTCATCGCTATGCTCAGAGTCTTGCATGTCGTATATAAACGAATCAGCCTGATCTTCATCTGACATCGCTTTTATCTGCCGTCTGTTTTTAAACCTGTCATCCTCTTTAACAAACTCTAAAGGAACCATCATTTTTTCAATGATATACCGTGCGCCTGACAATTTGTGCGGAGGAGTAAGCGGATCAATGTATATATTAAAAGGCGAAACTCGATGTACGTAAGGAAAATCGTTTTCCTGAGCATCGTTAATAGTATACGGTGCAACAATATCGTCATCACCTGGAGGGTTGTATCCAAACTTTAACCAACCCACACTACAAAACAGCGCATCAAAAATAACCTGTTGCACTTCTCTTTTAGCATCCATTTGTTCTAATGTAGCATTAGCCACACGTTCTAATATTTCAGATGCAAAGTCTCTACCAGGTTCCTCAACTTTAAAAAACACATGAGGATAATTAAAAGAAACACTGGCTATGATCTGACGGGCAAGTGGATACATACGGGATATTTTAACAATCTTATCCTCGTCAAGGTTTGGAACGTCAAAGTCAAGCTCGTATGTCTTGAGAAGTCTACGCCACGTTTTGTGGCGCGTTTTCATATATTTTCGACCGTCCTCTATAGCCCCTTGCCAGTATTCGATCTGTCTTTCTTTCAAACTATTTGCCTTTGCCACCCTTTTTAAGGTTGTCTGACCCAGCAGCTTTTGGCGTTACACGAGTACCTTTTTTGCCACGATTTGGCTTAGTCGTTGTTGGCGTACCGTTAAAACCTTGCATATTCCTATCTCCTTGTTATGCCGGAGCGTATCGCCCTTTGCGAACACCCCAACCTTGTTCCATCATATCAATAACTTCTTGTCCGGTTCCTTCGTAAGGTCTTTCTTCATCTGGTTTATGAGGTTTATACACATGCATCATCGCATAACGTAATTCATCTGCTGCGTGGTCTTCTGCGTAAGTGTCTAAATCCTCTGGATTTTTAGAGCTTCTTGGCAGGGCCGGCATCGTCCTGACCAAAGCATCGTTCCATCCATTAAAACAGTAAAAGCGTTCTTTTATTAACGCATCGTTAACCACTCTCCATCCAGTAATACGATCATTGTTTGCTCTTGTCAAGTACAATCCTCGTTCGGCAAACACATCCGCAGGCGAATGGTTGATCACTTCGCTTAACCTTCTTTTAACAAACATACTTGGATCGCAATACGTTGCCTGTGGATAACGGCCACCCGTAAACGGACAGCTTTCTATCATCCTTGCTATATTATCGGCATGTTGCGAAGCCGTAGCGTTTGCTTGGTAATACTCACTAATGCGATAAATATTCCCATCATAATCCACAGTGTATAGACCATAAGA